AGCTAGACCGAATTAGGGACTTAGGTACCTGGTTCTTGGATATGGGATTTAACATGAAAGTGGAAGATCCTGTATATGAGCTTGAAAGAGTGGAATTCTGTCAATCACAACCCGTGTTTGATGGTGATAGCTATGTTATGGTTAGGAATGTTCACACATCCCTTGCTAAAGATCTCGTGACCACAAAGGCTATATCAAATGCCAGAGCGTGGGCAACCGCATGTTCTAGCATTGCTGACTGCGGATTGGCTCTGGCTGGAGATATGCCTATCCTTGGGGAGTACTATCGTTGTCTGCTTCGTGCTGGCAATGGCAAAATAGATCAAACTGAGGAGTGGTGTGGAATGAGATTTATGGCTTTACGGATGAGTAAGCATGACAAGCCGGTCTCGGAGGAAACTCGATTTAGCTTTTATTTGGCGTTCGGAATTGAACCTGATCGTCAAATAGCTATTGAGAAGGAACTTCAGAGATGGAATGCAACATGGCGGCAGCCCCTTCCCTGTGAAGTGTTTGACTACTTACAGATTTATTAGCAACCACTTCCACACTAGGCCGGTACCCGAAAGTACACGTTTATATTCTCTTTTTCAATATGGTAAATAACAAGAAATTACTTACACCAAATCAAGTCTTACAGGCTAATCGCAACAAGAAGCTCCTGACTCCCAATCAGGTGCTTCAGACCAATCAGACCAATGCTAGGTACACTGCACCTGCTGCCGTTGGTATGATGAATGTGACAGCCTCTGAGAATGGGTTTGAGGTGGATCATATCCAGTCTGTGACTGGAACTAATTCAGCTTCTCCCACAATCACTACATTACAAGTTAACCCTGGTATGTCCAGTGTTTTCCCAATCCTCAGTGCAAAGGCCGCTATTTACGAGCAGTATCGCATCCGTGATGTTCGCTTTGTTTATATGCCCACGTGCTCAACCAGTACTCCTGGCTCGGTTATTCTGAGTCCTGAGTACGATTGCAATGACACTCCCCCAGTGTCGTTGGTTGAAATAAGAAACACTGCTGGAACCATTGAATGCTCTCCTTGGACGGGCGCCACTTTGAGACTAGACCC